ATTCGGAAACAATCCGAATCCCGTTCTTTCGTTTTAGTCGCTTCGCTCCACGCTTTGCGCTTACGTCACCTCGCGTATCGCCTTGTACGCTGCCACGCTTTGCGCCCGGACGATTTTGCCGCGGAAGGCCAGACGGGAGCCGACACACGTGCTCGAGTACGATGCATCGTAATTCGCACTCGCACTCGACACGCCGCCACTCGCACTCGCATAGCTGCACCCGCGATAGACCACACGGACTGTAGCGGTGCTTATCCAGTACATGTCGGTATAGTAGGTAGAAGATGATCCGTTCAAATTACCTACCGGAACCATGTCCATATACTTGCCGTGCGCCACGCCTGTAATCCACTGACCGCTGTCCTTCTTGCCCTGTACCATACGGATACTGCCGTCAGGCATCCAAATGCGCCATTTGCCCTGATTGCTGCTGTCATTCGGCAGGTCCACGCCGTCCATCATGTCATACTTGTTGCCGTAGATGTCCTCGTAGCCCAGGCAGCAGATATTGTTTACCTGCACCACAGTCGCCTGTCCGTATTCGTCCCGGCTCTTATACCAGGCATACTGGTGAACCAGGCCGTCAATCAGCGAATTCGTGATTTTGTTGTTGATGACATACGCTTCGTCATAGCCGATGGTATCTGTCATTCCATGGTCGGCCGTTCCACCCGTTGTCCGGTTATTGTTATGCTGACCGGCACCGCATTGTTCCTGCATGTCCCTGCGCCCGTACTTTGCATAGCTCAGGTTCGCGATGCGGCTGTGCATCAGCGCGTCTATCTGCTGCATGCCACGCTGCTGGCTGTAATAGTGGAAGTCCGTCCACGTCATGCTGGCAGTGGTCGAGCCGCCGGTTATGCAGGCGCGCAACTTGCTGCCCACTACAGAACTGCCCACAACGGCACACAGATGCTCCTCATTGGCCACCCAATCCGGTTCCATGTCCTCTATCTTGTCGCTGTTGCTCAGTACCACGCAGTCAAACTCAGCCGTGTTCAGAATGGAGAAATGCAGGGCGATCGCACGCTCCGGAACGTCTGTTATCAGATACATGCCGGCCTCAAACTTCAAGCCGATGGTCGGCACCACAATACTCTTCAGGATGTTTCCTGCATCATCCACAAACACACTGCCGATAAGCCCCGTACCGGGAACGCTCGGAAAGCGGACACGTCTGTAGCCGGATACATCCACCTTACATACCGAATAAGCCTTGTCAGTCGTATAGGATTCCATCAACGTAGGCTTTCCGCTCATGATCTTGCGTTCACCCAGCCAGCCGCCATGCGTTTCCTTGATGGCATCCAGCGTCAGTACCGTCGCCTCCGGAACAGGGGGCATTTCATCCTCCGGGTAGCTACTGTAGCAGGCATACTTCTTGTTGTTCAGATAGTCATTGATACCCTTGCTCCAGTAAAACGGCTCATACATCATCCAGTCACCCTCGCTGCCGTCCAGCTTCGCCACCGTGCAATCGTTCATATCCTCCGCATCGGCATAGAAGTTCGAGCTTTCGTCATGCAGGGGGAAATAGGTCATCTCCCCGTCCGGGTTGTTCACTTCCACCTGCTGCCCGGCCATCTCCACTTTCCGGCTCGTGGGCATCTTGGTCACCTTGGCCAATACGCGGTGGCGCTTGGACAGGATAGCATTCACATGCCCGCTCATTTTGTACGCATTCCCGAACCTGTATCCGGTCTTGTTGTCCAGGTTCGAAATGTTGGCATCGTCAGCCACACTGTCGTCAAACTCAATCATCGTATAAGGCGGCTGCTTGATGGCCAGTTCCGGATAACGGGCGGCATACTTCTCCAGTTCCTCGTCAGCCAGATACTTCGTCAGGGTCAGCTTACCGCGAAGGCCCGAGTGGCGGTCATCCACCGCACCCGTCTGCGTGTACGTTCCGTAATCGAAATACTTCTTCAGCAGGCTTCCGTCGTCTTCCCGGTCTATCTCCAGCACGAAGCGCTCCAGCTTGCCGCTGCCGTTCAGTCTGGCCTGGTGCAGGCGTTCCAGCATAGCGAACCCGTCAATGCCGGGGCAGTTGGTGTAGCGGTAGCCCCGCACATTATTGATGCCTTCCAGCACCAGGCCGCTGTCCTGCAGCTTGGTCAGATACTCCAGGAACAGTTCCTCAATCGTGTCCGGCAGGCATAACTGCACAACGGGCGCACCGGTGGCCAGTTTCACACGGGTCAGCCCCGTACCCCTCACGTCCAGTTTCTTCAGGCGGCCCTGCCGGCTCAAGTCCAAAGTAGCCACATTGCCGTTGTCCCCGTTCCGGGCCAGCCGGTTGTTCCGCATGTTCACTTCTTCCAGAAGCAGCATGCCGTTCGTCGAAGCCATGAACGAGCCGTTCCGGTATCCGCTGGCTTTCTCCACGCTCATGTCCAGTTTTACCAGTGAGGTCAGCAGACCGAAGTTGAACCCGATGGCGAACGCATCCTCATGCCACACCAGCTCCTTGATTTTGGCTGCACCGATAATCTTCAGCGGGTCATTTTCGCCGAACGAACGGGTCAGCTGCAGGGAGTGGAGCACGTCCGCATCCACCACACCGCTGTCAGCCTGTACGCCGTTGCTGGTAGATAACTGCACACGGTACGGGATGGTCAGCCGGTACTGCATCGGTTTCAGTTTATAAGCCTTGTCCAGCGATGCCGTACTCTGGTAGAACTGGGCACCCAGCGTGGATACATAGCCGTACTCCACCTGCTTCAGGTCATACCGGCGTTGGATGAAGTAGTTCCGGTGTGCTTTCAACGAACCCTTCAGACCGTAGATTTGCGGATAGGTCTGTTTGGCTCCGTCCGCACCCACCGGCATTTCGTTCAGGAACGGGTAGATGTATTTGAAGATGCCGGACTTGTTATAGAGGCGTGAGCACCACTTCTTCATCTGTTCGGTATCGAAATGGTCAATGGCTTTCTGGATACTGAAGGCACTCATGAAGCTTGCGCCCCCGTTCCATCCGCTCACCATAATCTCCACAATCATGTCCCAGCAATTGGCCACGATGAGGTTCCACAGCCACGAGTTATGACCCTGCATCACATAAGCCCCGTCGCGCTTCGTCTGGCGGTTGTCGTCATACTTCCCGGTCAGGAACGACTTGTTGTCAGAACCGAGCTGGCAGTCGCCGTCATAATAGTCAATCGACCATTTCACACCGTCCCATGTGCGGATAAGCATGTTCTTCGCAAGCTGGTCCACGCCGAGGTTGAACTGCACGTACAGATAGTAGGCAATCAGGTGGGGAAGGTCGAAATACTTCCCAGCCTCTTTCCTGAACGTATCGCTCTGCCACTTGGCGGTAGGGAACTTGTCGCCGTCGTCCTCATAGTCCACCCCCTCGAACGAATGGGATTCCGTGCTGTAAACCATGTTCCTGCCCGCAGGCGTTTCCTTTACGCACCGGTAGACGAAACTCATCATGCGGTCGGTGGCCTTGTACATCTTGTCGTACTTGTCACCGGTACCGAGGTGGTCTTTCATATTCGGTTCTTCCTCCGCGTCACCGCCTCCGTCCGACCAGAAGGTATCTTTCGGATGATTAAATTCCAGTCCTCCGTCAAAGTTGTAGTCCATGAAATCCTTATGCTCCGGTTCGGTACTCGGCAACCAGTGGAACAGGCACAGCGGATTGGAGTTGTTCAGCGTCTCGAAGCAGACGGGCAGGTACTGCTTGTGTCCTTCCTCGTCGGCTTCCAGATAGTTCAGCGTGTCGCCCTCGCCCCATTTCTCGCCGCCGATGGTCTCATCCTGGCCGAAGATAGGGTAGCTGTCGCTCTTCTCGTTGTTCATGTTGTACTGGCCGTAATAGGTCAGGTCTTCATCAACACTCTTCGCTACGAACAGGTCGCACGGCAGGCCGTCGATAGCCGAACGGTAATCATCCTCCAGCCCATGGTCTTTGGCGTAACGCTGCGCGGGCGTAAGCAGCCCCATCTCTTTCAGTCCGTCATTGATAAGCTTCGCACCTCCGGTATTGGTGGTCATGGACGAGTCCGAGAAGTCGCATTTGGAACATGCCAGCTTCGCGCCTACGGAGTTCCTGCGCAACTTGAAGAGATTCTTCTTGCCGGTAGTTACCACCGGATTCTTCTGCCTGCCGTTTCCGTCAATCTCCCCGTAGCTCAATGTAACCGTCCAGCCGCTTGCCGTCTTCTGGAAGTAGAAACGGAAGTTCTTTCTGGCATAGTTCACGGAAGAAGTACCCTGAATACGGACATATACGTTGGTAAGGATAAAGTCAAGCGTCCTGTCCTCTCCGTTATAGAAACGGACCTCCCTTACCAGCTTGTTGGCCTTCTTGTCGTTCAGCTGGGCCAGTGCATCCACCACGTTCAGCGTGTCGCTCTCGCTCGGAACCTCACTGCCCACACTGCCCGTGCCTATCAGTACCAGGATCGAGTTCCGGCGCTTCTTCATCAGCCCCATCAGCTTCTCCATGCTCACCGTATCTCCTTCATTCAGCACGCGGTTGTCCTCATCCAGTGAGCGCACGCCCGGTTCCCCGTCGGCATCCTCCAGGTGGTTGCGGTCCACGATGTAGTTGTTCAGCACCTCGTCCGAGGTCAGCGCCTTGTTATAGATACGCACGCTCTTCACGTTCAAGTCGGCACCTGCCGACTTAAATTCCAACTGGCTCTGAATGTCAAAATTCACCTTGTCGAGCCACTTGGAAGCAGCCGACTCTTCACCGTTCACATAGAAACCGATCAGCGTGCGCTGTTCGTTGGTCTGCACGTTCGGATAGAACACGTAGGTAATGCGGATATTCGTACCCGGCTGGAACTTGGTACCCACCGAGTCTTCATAGCGCAGCACCTGTCCGGCATCCATCGCCTCGGTCACCACACCGGTCAGGAACTTGGCCTCTTCCGGAGTCACAATCAGCCCGTACCGGTTGCCGTTGTCCAGCTGCCCCAGGCAGGTGATCAGTTCCGCATTCGTGTCCGTCACGTTCGCCGTGCTGTATTCTATCTCCAGCGTCATGCCCACATCACGAATAGCAAAGCCTTCGGGTTTGTCCGCCTCGTTGAAGGGGCGGTACCCACCGTCAGCGGTCAGGGTCATGCCTGCACCGCCGGCCAGCAGCAGGCGGTCCTTGTGCCAGCCGCTTCCTGCCCCGTATTCGTTCACGCTCCAAAGCACGTCCCGGAACTCCATGCGCTTGTCACCGCTCACCCAGCTTGCCGGGTTGTTTTCCGTGTTGCTTCGCCCGAAGGCATCAAACGTACACACCGCATCCGGTGCCAGCGTAGCTTCAATGTCGGGGTGCGATGTGGTGTTCACCCTCACCTCAAGCACGGCATCACCGCACGACACACGGTAGTCCAGCGGTTCCACATTTACGTTGGTCCGCCCATAGTTTCCGGTCTCGCCGCGCTGCAGCAGGTCTTCCTTCACCACACTGCCCTGGTTCGTTACTTTCACGCGGGCCGTGTACACATCGCGGTCATAGCCGGCATACGAAAAGCCCCATGCCGTGAACTGCTCTGCCTCCAGCACCGGGTGTTTCCAGTCACGCTGGAACCCCGCTGCCCGGTGGCTGAACATCATGCCGGCATACGCTGTCACACCGCCGCCTGCCTTCAGCAGCGTAATGTAATGCACCCGGCTCACCACACCGGAGTTCTCATGCTGTGCGTAGGCTTCCACCACGTTCGTACCTTCCTGCATCTGCGTCAGCGGGATAGTCACGTTCTTCTGCTGCACCCCGCTGCCGGCCGAAAGACCAAGGGTAAAGGCCTGTCCGCCGTTCACACGGTAGTAGATGTTCTTCTCGCCGCTCGTACCCTTGGCCGTAAAGGGGATGTTCACGTCGTTCCGGTACCCGCCGTCGGCCAGTCCGTTGCCCACCGAGTAAGTCGTCTCCAGCGTCATGGCCACCATGGTCACCTTGGCCGTGGCCGTCTTCATCAGCATGCCGCCCTGGTAGGTAGCCTGCGCCTCCACCTGCACGGTATAGGCGGTGGCATCCTTCAGGTAGGGCGATGCGTCAAAGGTGTAGCTCTGTCCGGCTGTCACACCCACAAACTCCGCATCCTGGAACTCACTGATCACGGTCGAACCGCGTTTCACGATTACGCGGGCTTTCAGGTCGCTGTAGCCGTCCACCGTACCGCCACCGGCAGTACCCACGCCCACGGAGTATTTCACCACAAAGCCGCTTCCCAGTGCCAGGTACTGCTGCGAGGGAAGTCCCGCACCGCCGCTGTCTGTCAGGTCAATGTTCACCACCACCTTGTCGTCGTCGGTGTACTTCGAAAAGCGTACTTCCTTCGAGCTTTCGCCGCCCTGGTTATCCTTCTGCTTGACGGTCATCACGTATTGTGTGCCGTCCTCGCTGTCCTGCACATCCACGTCCGTCACCGTACCCACCATTGCATCAAACACCGTTCCGGATGTAGGGGGCTTCGTCTCGCCGCTCACCAGTTCCTCGGTAGGGGTACGGTTTGACAGCTCTTTCTTCAGAAACGCTTCTACATCATCCCCGGCATAGGCATGCCAGGTGCCGTCCGTCTGTTTCTGATTCCATGGTGTTTCAAGATTCATCGGATGTTCAGTCGCGTTGATGATTCCGCTTATTTTCCTTTTTGCCATAATACTGTCCTTTTATAATAATCATTCATTTATCAGTTTTACTGCTGCCGTTCCATGCGTCCGACCCGTTCCACGGCTCGTCGCCTTTCCAGTATCCAAGTCCGAAACAGCTGCTGATTGCGGACCATACCAGCCTTGCCCCGGCATAGACAGCCGACAGGGCACGTTTTCCCACATACGCAGCCGTTATTTCCTTACCGCCTATGGTTATCATCGTCAATCCTCCTCATAAATCAGATACAGCGTATTCGCATCCTTGTCCTGCAGCGCCTCGTAAGCTTCCCCGCTCATCACCTCATGCCGGTAGGCCAGCAGTCTCAGGCTGCCGCCTGTTCCGGTATATACGGCATCACCCAGCAGGTAGAGCTTGTCCGGCAGGATGGCTGTCCGGTCCGCATTCATGAATATGCCGGCAGGAGGCACACCCGCCACATCCCAGTCCCCGTACAGGGTGGAGTCCATGTGGTAGGCGAACTTCCCGGCATCCGCTACATACACTACGCTGCCGCCCGGTTTGGTACTCTTGTCAGGTAAAACGTTGCCTGTTTCCATCCATGAGGAAAAGCGTGCGGTAGCCCCGCCGATGGCTGCTGCCGTAGTCTGTTCCACCTTGGCAGCGGCGTTTTCTGCCTTGGCTGCCGCTTCGTTGGCCTTGGTGGCCGCTTCCGTGGCGGCCTGGGTCTTTTCCTCCAGTCCGGCTACGGCTCCTTCCGCTTTCTTGGCGGCAGCCTCGGCACGGGCGGGGGCGTCG